GTCTCGAATCTGGACAAGAGGTGCCCTCTGATTTATTTAAAACCTACGCAGGTAACAGTACAAAAATCACTAGGAGATAGATATGAGTGACGAGAAACACGTGACTATAAAAAAAGAGGCAGGATTACCTTCATCAATTTTGTTTGAAGATGATGCTGCATCAGGTTTTGAGAATGTAAAGACAACTAGTTTGGCTTTACCTATCTTAAAATTACTACAAAATGGTTCTGGCGAGGCACAGAAACGTAATCAAAATTATGTTGACGGTGCTGAACCTGGTATGCTTTTAAATACAGTGACTAAAAAACTGTATGATGGAGCAAAAGGAGTTACAGTTATTCCTTGCCATTACAAACTAGAGTATCAAGAGTGGGCAGATTTTGGAACAGGTTCTGGTAGACCAGAAAATATCTATCCAGATGGCTCTGATATTTTAGCCTCAACAACTCAAGATGGTGGAGGTAAAGACCGTTTAGAAAATGGTCATTACATTTTAACTGTTGGTCAACACTATGTGTTGGTTGTAGGAGATGATGGAGCTGAACAAGCACTTATCTCTATGAGTTCGTCTCAAGGTAAGATAAGCAGAAAATGGAACTCTATGATGATGTCCATTTCTTTAGATGGAAAAAACGGTCCGTATACACCGCCATCTTTTAGCCATGCTTACAAACTAACAACTGTTTTAAACTCTGGTAAAGGTAATCAATGGTATGGTTACAATATCATCAAAAAGGGTCTTGTATCAGATACCAGTTTGTATGAGCGTGCCAAAAAGTTTTACACTAGTCTAGCTAGTAAATAGTGTGAATAGTAGGCGGCTAAGGGAGACTGAAGCCGCCTACGCAAACGAGTGGATATGTCGGAATTAGAAAAATTTATAAATATATTTGAAGGTTTAAATAGTGCTTACGGTCAAACCGTAAAGACAGATCAGTTTAGTGAAAAAGGTAAACATAAAACCAAATCTTTTACTATATCAAACCCTGTTACTAAAAAATTATGGGAAGAACATCTCAAAGGTAGTGACCCAGGTCTAGGTATTGTACCAATTAACAAAGAAAACAAATGTAAGTGGGGCTGTATAGATATTGACACTTATCCTTTTGATCACAAAAAATTTATAATAAAATTAAAAGAAAAAAATGTACCTATGATTGTGTGTAGATCTAAATCAGGTGGAGCTCATGCATTTTTATTTACTAAACAATTTGTACCCGCAGCTGTTATGCGTGCTAAACTAAAGATAATTGCATCAGCCATGGGTTTTGCTGGTGCAGAAATATTTCCTAAACAAGATTACATACGAGTAGATAGAGGCGATACAGGTAGTTTTTTAAATCTACCTTATCATGCAAACGAAAGAACAGTTAGATATGCATACGGTGTTGAAGCTAATGTACTAACATTAGAGGAGTTTTTTGAAGTGCACGAGAATACAGCGTTAACAGAACCACAGTTAAACGAATTAAAAATAGAAAATGACAAAGAAGAAAAAGATAGTTTCAAAGGTATGCCACCTTGTTTAGTTACATTATTAAATGATGGAGTACCAGATGGCCAACGAAACAATTGTATGTACAACGTAGGTGTTTATTTAAAAAAAAGATACCCAGACAAAGAAGAATGGCAAGGACATATGTTTACTTACAATAAACAATTCATGAGTCCACCATTAGATGCTAACGAAATTAATACATTAATAGGTTCTTTAGATAGTAAAGATTATAATTACAAATGCAAAGATGAGCCTATACATAGTTTTTGTGATGCAAAAAAATGTGCTTTAAAAGAATATGGTGTAGGAGATAACGCACCAACACCAGAAATTACTGAAATTAGAAAATATGATTCTGATCCACCAATATACTTTGCATCAATCGATGGTGAAAGCGTAGAGGTAGATGACGCAACATTACATGATCCAGAAAAATTTTCATTAGCTTGTATGAATCAAATAGGCAAACCTATGATGCCTGTACCAAAACATATGTGGCGTAGATTACTTATAAAACTTTTTGCAAATTTAGAAACCATACCTGCACCAGATTCATCAAAACTAGATGTACAGTTAAAGGAAATACTAGCTGATTATATTAATAAAACACCAGGTAAGGAGATAAAGGATGTAATGAGAGGTATTGCTTTTACTGATACAGATGGATTTACTTATTTTAAATTCAAAGACTTTTGGAAATTTTTATTAAAAACTAAGTCTTGGGCAGAAAGAACTTATCCTAAACAAAAAACAATGAGGCTATTACAATCACTGTTTGAGGCAGAAGAAGCTTCACCAAAAGTAGGTGCTAAAACTGTAAGATTATTAAAAATGCCTACAGTAAAACTAGAAAGACCTAATCCTAGAACAACTAAAATAGATAAATCACCATGGCTATAGTAAAAAAAATAATGGGACCACCAGGTACAGGTAAAACATATAGACTTGTAAACCACTACTTAAAAAAAGAATTAAATGAATATAATACTTCATCTGAAAAAATTGCTTACATTACATTTAGTAGATCAGCAGCAGAAGAGGCAGCAGAAAGAATTGGGGAACTATTTCCTGATAGTAAATTAAAATACATATCTACAATGCATGCTATGGGTATGAGAGAATCTAACATAGATGCAAACACACAATTACTAACTGGTAAAAAATGGAATCGTTTTAAACAAGAATATCAAGAGTGGTCTAATATATCTTTTGAAACAACAGTAGATGCTGCGGGTAATCCTAGATATCAAAACACACACCTACAGATAATACAATATTCAAGATCTAAATTAATATCTATAGAAAATGCTGCTGTTGAGTTACAGAAACATCATGAAATAGATGTAGATACTACAATACAATTACAAACAGATTTAAAATCATTTAAAGACGGAACTAATATGGTCGAGTTTTATGATATGATTAACAAGTTTGTCGAGGAAGATCGATGTCCTCCACTCGATGTCGTCTTTCTCGATGAAGCCCAAGATCTTAGTCCACATCAATGGAAATGTTTTGATTATATAAAATCAAAATGTCAACGAGCTTATATGGCTGGAGATGATGATCAAACTATTTACGGGTTTCAAGGAGCAGATCCTAACTGTTTCATGCAACAAGAGGGTGAAAGAGACGACCAAGAAATATCTCGTCGTGTGCCTAGAAGCGTGCATCGAGAGGCTATTAAGATATTAAATCAACTTACAACTAGAATAGATAAAAAATGGATACCACGTGATGCAGAAGGCAAGGTTTATCCTAACTATGTATTAGATGAAATAGATTTTTCTAAAGGAGAGTGGATGATTTTAGCTAGAACTAATAAGTTATTATTAAATATATCAGAGCATTTTTATTCTTTAGGCGTAAGGTTTACAGGTAAAACTAATAAGTATTTACCTAACTCTATATTAGAAGCATATCGAGTTTGGATTAGATTAAATCAAGGTGCGTTTGTATCTGGAGAAGAAGCTCAAACAGTTTACCAATATTTAGTGGTAAAAAAAGGTCATCTTGCTAGAGGTTTTTCTGATGGTAAAAGTTTACAAAACGAAACAAGTGTAGATTTAGATAAATTAAAAAGTAATCATGGTCTATTAATATCAGGAGATTGGAATCAATTACATTTTCCAGAAGACACAAAAGAATACATGCAAACATTGTTAGAAAGAGGTGATACCTTAATGGAAAAATCAAATATAAAATTACTTACATTGCATGGATCTAAAGGTAAAGAATGTGAGAACGTATGTTTATTTACAGACTATGGTACAGAAGGACAAGACGAGTTTATATATCGTAGTGCATACGAAAACCCAGATGCAGAGCATAGATTATTTTTTGTAGGAACAACAAGAGCAAAAGAAAATTTATACATAATGCAACCAAATTCAGATTATTTTTACACAATAGGAGAACCAATAGTATGAGTGCATATAAAAAACAAATAGGAGGGTCTCATTACAAAGATATGGCTATTCAACCTGCAGATTTTATAAACAAAAATAAATTATTTTTTGCGGAGGGCAATGCTATTAAATATATTTGTAGACATCAGTCGAAGGGAAAGTTACAAGATATACAGAAAGCCATACATTACTTAGAAATGATTATTGAAAGGGATTATAAATGATTTTTGAAGCACCTACGGAATGGATAAGTCCAGAGTCGTTTCCTGATTTAAAAGACCACAAGTATATAGCTATTGACTTAGAAACAAAAGACCCTGGTTTAAAAGCAAGAGGCTCTGGTGCATTGATTGGAGATGGAGAAATTGTAGGTGTAGCTGTAGCTGTTGAAGGATGGTCAGGTTACTATTCGTTTGGTCACAAAGAAGGAAACTTTTTTGACGAAGCTGTAGTTATGCGTTGGGTAAAAGAAGTATGTGCACTACCTAATGTTAAATTGTTTCACAATGCAATGTATGATGTATGTTGGTTAAAAGCATATGGTGTGCAGATAAACGGACATATAATTGATACAATGGTTATGGCATCTTTAGTAGATGAGAATAGGTTTCATTATTCATTAAACAGTTTATCAATAGATTATCTCGGTCAAGTTAAAGACGAAACAGCATTAAGAGCAGCAGCCGACAAGGCAGGTATTGATGCAAAGGCTGAAATGTGGAAATTACCAGCGATGTATGTAGGTAAATATGCTGAAAAAGATGCAGAATTAACTTTAGCTTTGTTTAAAAAACTATCTGTTGAAATTAAAAAACAAGATTTAACTAAGGTATTTGATCTTGAAACACAACTATTTCCGTGTTTAATTGATATGAAATTTAAGGGAGTACGCGTAGACGTTGAAGCAGCTCATAAATTAAAGCAACAACTAGCATCACAAGAAGATAGCTTACTCCTAGAAGTAAAAAAAGAAACAGGCCTAGAACCTCAAATATGGGCAGCAAGAAGCATCGCCAAAGTTTTTGATAAATTAAATTTATCTTATGTAAGAACTGCAAAATCAAAAGCACCTTCCTTTACTAAAAATTTTCTTCAAGAACATCCACATCCAATTGTTAATAAGATAGCAAAAGCTAGAGAAATCAACAAAGCTCACACTACGTTTATTGATACCATAATAAAGTATCAACATAAAGGTAGAATACATGCAGACATTAATCCGATTAGAGGAGATAGTGGAGGCACGGTAACTGGTAGATTTAGTTACTCTAATCCAAACCTCCAACAAATCCCAGCGAGGAACAAGCAACTAGGACCTATGATTAGATCGTTATTTATACCTGAGAATGGCCACAAGTGGG